AAGAACTTTTCAAAGGGTTTAGGGAAAATTGGAAATTCAATTGCAAAGAATGTGGTAAAGAAGTATCACAAAAAGAATTGAAAGAAAAAACAATAGAATGTTTTAAATGTATGTAAGATGGGAAATAAAGGTTCTTTCAAATCAGGAAACGTGCCTTGGAATAAAGGCTTAAAAGGAATACACCTTTCTCCTGAAACAGAATTTAAACCAGGACAAAGAGTTAGAGAAAAATCTAACACTTGGAAAGGTGGTATTCAAAAACCAAAATCCGATTGCACTCACTTGTATGCCGGTCCAAACAAAAGAGTTCGCAGACCAAAACACGTTTACGAATGTCACAAAGGAAAAATACCTAATGGTTGGTGCGTAATTCATTTGGACAAAGATAAAGACAACGATGATATTGAAAATCTAATAATCGTTCCAAGAGGGATTCTTATGAGATTAAATAGTAATCGAATTCCAATAGAATTTACAAGAGAAAGCATTGAAAACGAAATTAATAAATATCTTAAAAACAAAGTAAAATGAAAAAAGATTTCAACTTAGAACAAGAACTTCAAGAATTAGAAGTTAAACATCAAAAACAAATCAGAGCATTAAAACTAACTGATAAGGTTTATAATTTATGTGGTATAAAACCAATTTGTTACACGCATTACGAAAGAGATGCTGTTGGTTTTGAATTTAGAAATAGATATCCTTGGAACACTGGAGATAAACATAGTTTACAAAAAGTATTTTCTTTTTTATTAGAAAACTTTCCAATTGATAAAAAACAGCCAAATTACCAATATACATTTGCTGGAAGAGATGCTATTGATTGTGATGGTTGTTGGAAAATTGATGTTTCAAGTCATGGTAATGATTTAATTTATGAATCAAAAGATTTCAAATTATCGGTTAAACTTCCAGAGGAAATTTCAGATACATATCCTGTAACTTATAATCATAACAAAAAAGTTCCTGATATATTTATGCAACCATTTTTACTAAAAGATTTGGTTGAAAAATTCACAAATAAAATGCAAACTTATTCTAATCATACTTCTCATGAAAAAAGATTTGTTTACTCTGGAACCAACGAGCAATTAATTAAATTAATGGAATATTATGCAAACTCCGAAGAAAGTTAAAAAACTAAAATTAATTGCAACTTGTGTAGGTATAGGACAACGCAAATGGGATTCGTTAATGGAAAACACAACAAAGGCTTCTGGTTCAATTATCAGAAGCCTTATTAAATTACACTTACCTGATTTGTATTATCAATTAGGATTAGAGTTTTACAATCCATACGAAAATCAATGTGTAAAAAAAGAGGGATTATTAATTTATGTTCATAGTAGCATAGAATATTTTTTAAAGTATGAAGAATAGTGTATTTGTATTGTTTTGGTGTGACTTACACCATACACACGACAGCAAAAGAATTGCTGGAATATTTGAAAGTTTTGATAAAGCTTTTAAAGGAGCAAATCAATTTGCAAAAACGTCAAAAGAAGGTAGAATATCTATTGATGATAATTTATTATTAACAAGACTTAAACAAACTCAAGACCGTAATGAAAATTACATTGTTGAGGAATGGGAAATCAATAAATTAATTAAACAGATTTAGTATGAAAAAATTAGAAGAACAACTTAAAACCTATTGCGAATTGCATTGGTGGAATATGGGTAAAAAAACTTTAAGTTTTGAAGGACCATTATCAGAATTGTTAAAACAACAATGTATAAAATACACTTGTAAAAGAACTGATTCTGAATATTTCTATAAGTTCAGATTTACGAATTCCAACGGAATAACATTTGTTCAAAAAGGAACATTATTAGATTTTCCAACTTTAGCAAAACAATTTATGCAAATGGAATTAGTAAGAATGGGAGATAAATCTCAATTATACGTTCAAGTGTTATATAGACCAACAGTAACCGTTAATTTTTAGAAATATGCATTGGGAAATAATTGACAATAACGGCTGTATTCATTCCGGAACGGAAGATGAAATGAGAAAAGGATTTTTTATTATGACACATTTGTTTGAAACTATTCAAGAAGCTTACAATTTAGACGAAAATGAAACTCAAACATTAGTAGACGACTATCCTGGCTCTTGGTCGGGAGATTTAAAACTTATACAAATACATAAAATAGAAAAGTAATTATGAAAAGAGTATTTACAGTAGTTCGAATAGAACTTGGAACGATTGAAGCGTATAGCCAATCACAAGCAGAACAGGAAATTGAATCAGATGGATTTCAAGTAAATCATTCTGAAGAAAAAGTTTTTGACCAAAATAAATTAGATTCTAAATCTTGGGATTTTTGGAACAATTTAGGATTTGATTCTATATCAGAAATATATAGAAAAGTGTTTTCAATCAATTCTAAAATGAATAGATATAAAGCTGTATTAAAGCATGACGATGGTAAATTTGAACTTACTGTTTATGCAAGAAATTTTCAATCTGCAATACAGCAAATTATGAATAACGAGAAATGCCCTGAATCGGCAATTAAATCGTTGGAATTAAAAGGCGATTAAAAATCCAAATAAAAAAACATTAAATTTACCACATAAATCACATGATTATGAGTAAAATAAACATTAACGATTATAACTATCGTTACCCTAGAGAATTGATTGTTCAATGGAAAGAAACAGGTGTATTTCCAGAGGAACTAAAGACTGACAACCTTGCGTATATGATTCGCAATGAAAAACACATTTTAATTTCTGATTCCTCTAAAATTTCTTTTGCTTTTGCAAAACAGCTTCGCGATCGTTATCAAAAACAAATTGAAGCTTTAGAGTTAAATCAAGAATTAGAAGTTAAAATTAAGGAGATAGATATCCATGCTAAAAGACTTGAAAAAGGAATCATATTAAGATATACTTGCAAGGTTATTAGTTGGGATAATCTTAACGATGTTTTATTAGAACAATAAAAAACTATGCCAAATTATGACACGCAGAACAGAAAAGATTTAGAAGAAGCCGTATTAGGTTCAATACTTATTGATGGCGATAGAGGACTTAAAGAAATAGTCTTAAAACATGGTTTAGACCAAACAGAATTTTTTATTGAAGAAATGCACCAAAAGATTTTTTACTGTATTCTCAAGTGTTGGGAAAACAATGAGAAAGTAGATTTGATTTCTATTACGAAATACAAATACGAAAAAGTAAAATCTAATAGTGCCGATTCAAAACTTTTTGATTTAAAATCAATTCAATTGTGTCAAAGAATATCTTCTTCAGCTCATATAGAATTTCATATTCTAATTATGAAACAATACATATTATTTGATTATTGGAATAATAGAGCTGATGAAATTATTAATAGCGATTGGAATGATAGAGATGTATTCCAAGTTTCAAACAATATTATCGATGGATATAAAGAAATCGAAAATAAGTTTGTAAATGGAATTACTCAATCAGGAAATGACATTCTTGAGATACAAAGAAAAAAGTTTGAGAAAATTCAAAAAGGAGAGTACTTCACTATTCCTACATCAATCGATGAGTTTGATGAATTTACGGGAGGTGGTTGGCATCCAGCAGAACTTACGATTATAGCAGGCAGACCAGGTATGGGAAAAACTTCTATTACTATGGCTATTGCTAAAAAAGCATCTTTTAATAATAACAACAAAGGATTATTTCTTTCATTAGAAATGACAAAACTTCAATTAATAAATAGAGTTCTTGCACCTGATTTAGGGATATCTTATCAAAAAATAAAATCTCTAAATTTAACTCAAGAAGAATTTAACAAATTGCAAGATGGATATAAATGGTTTTTTGAACATAGTCCTTTGAGAGTTTATGATAGAACTGATGCTGCTACTTTATACAAAATAATTGAGCTTGTAAAAAAAGAAAAGCCAGCTTTCATAGTTATTGATTATTTACAATTAATTGAATTAACAAATGAAAGCGTTAGAGGTAAAGTAACAAATCGTGAACAAGAAATTTCCACAATTTCAAGAGGACTTAAAGCTTTAGCAACTGAACTTGATATACCTGTAATTGCATTGTCGCAATTATCAAGAGCCGTTGAATTAAGAGCAAATAAAAGACCTATGCTTTCAGACTTGCGTGAATCAGGTTCATTAGAACAAGATGCCGATAATGTGATTTTTTATTATCGTGATGCTTATTACAAAAAGATGAACGGTCAAGTAGTTCCTGAAACGGAAGAAGGAAATTTCGAAATGAATTTAGCCAAAGGTAGGGAGTATGGTACAAGGAAATTTGATTGCCATATTGATTTCAAAACTAATGAGATATCAAATTCAACTTTATTTGAACATCAAGATTATGGTCCTAAAAAACCAATATCTCAACCACCACCGCCACCACCACCGATAAACAAATAGAATATGTATTACTTAGAAATTAGATTCAATACTAAAAATGAAATTAAAGTCAAATCATTTATGAATGGCTTTCAAAATGATATTGAAATAATTTCAAGTTATACTGATGATTATTATATTTGTTACAATTTAAAAAAATCGGTTTCGGCTGAAATCTTAGAGAAAATCAAGAGTAATTTATTAATTTATTTTTTTACTTATTATGAACAATAAGCTTATTAAAGAGTTCCAAGAAGAACTCAAGAAAAAAGGTATTAAACTCACCAGAACAGAATGTGATTTAATATCTACTTGTTATGAAAATACAGTTACCAATTCAATTGTAAAAGGAGAAACTGTATTGATTAATGGGATTGGTACTTTTTCATCAAGTCTACAAACGTTTAAAACAAGACTTAATGGAAAACTAAAAATCGAAGAACAAGAAGTTGAAAGATTTAGAATCAAATTCAAAACTTCTGCGGTTTTAAAAAAATTAATCAATGAAAAGATTAAGAACCAGAAGCAATAAAAACTACAGAGATTCAGTAAAAGAAGATGTTGAGGAAAATGTTTTTACAGATCAGGATTTTAAAAGAATGATTTTAGAAACTTCTCAAACAGAAAAAATCCCAATTGATGTTGTGGAAGCTGTTATCAAACATTTTATTACTACTCTGAATAAATTTTTATTCTTAAAAAGAATCACAACAAGAGTTTCTTGTTTCGGATTCATTAACATTACAAAAAAGCATTATAACAAAAATATTAACAAAAACTAAATTTTTAATCATGGAAAATCAAAATCCAAATTTCGTAGCTCCAATGGGAGAAATCAATTTAAATGCAGGAAACTTTACAGCACCAAGCAATTACACTGAAAGACCTAAGAATCCAAATATTCAATTACTACCAGCTGGAAACAATTTAGGTGTTGTTTTTGGTATTGTTGATTTAGGAACTCAATCAGTATCTTTTAACAATGCTGCTCCAGAATTGAAAAGACAAATTAAAATTATGATTGAGCACCCTCAATATCCTCAACAATTTTATATGGACGATCCTACTTTAAGAAGTACGGTTTCTTCTTTTGAATCAACATTCAACACTGGAGAAAAATCAAGACTTAGAGCTTTGATTGCAGCAACCGAAGGAAACCTTTCTAATGAGCAAGCAGATAAATATAATATTGCACTTTTATTAGGTAAAAGAATTAATTCTGTAATTGAACATAGACAAGGTAAAAAAGATGCTACTAAGTTTTATGAAAATGTAAAATACGTTGCATCAGCACAAGGACTTGCTATTCCTGCAAACTTTGTTCCGCAAAATCCTTATTTATTCTTTGTAATTGATGAACAAGGAGAGAATTTCAAAACAAAGAATTTTGCTGATTTACCTTTCTACTTGAGAAAGAAAATCATGGATAGCGAAGAAGGTAAGAAGTATGCAGCTGCAGGAGGGAAGTTTGCTGAAAATCCAAAACAAGAAAACGGAGCTCAACAACAACAAGCACCTGTTCAACAGCAACAACCTCAAAGTTTTGCTCCATCTCCAGCACCAGCAAATATTCCTGTTCAACAAACAAATCCTTATTCAAACGGAAAAATTGAATTGATTGGTAGAGATCATACTTTGCAAGCATTTTATGCAAATGGTTGGACAGATGATGTTTTAGTTCAACAAGGATTAGCAAAAGTAATTGTTCAAGCGCCACCAGTTAATGTTCCACCAGCTGGACCACCAATGCCAAGTGCGCCAATTCAAAATCCAATGGCAACACCTGTTCAACCTGAAAACACTAATTTCAATTTTGAAGAAGAACATGATGATTTGCCTTTCTAATGAAAGATTTTATTATGAAACACGACGAAAATGGTAAACCCACTTTTGTCGATAAAGCTGATAAGGCGACTTTCGAGTCGCTTTTATTAGCTTATAAAGAAAGGAATTCATTGTTTGTCATGACGATTTCTCCACATGTAAAAAAGATAAATACAAACCAAATTAAACTATGGAAAGTGTTATTGCATTTTATATCAGAAGAATCAGGTAATGATTGGAAAACAGTAGAACAAACACTTTTGGATAACTTTTCTCCAACAAAAAGAATTGTTGAAGAATTAAGTAATGAGGAATTCCAAAACTTGTTAGCTTATTCTACAAATTTTGCAAATGAATTTTTTGGATTAAATATAGTTTTAGAAAATGACCAATTTAAAAACCAAAAAATGTAATGATTTATTTATATCCTATTTTAATAGCAGGTTCAAGAATTGCAGTAATATGGGCTAAAAAATCTACGACAAAAAAGATTTTTATGACATCAGCTCAGATATTTATTTTACTTGCAATTTTAGAAATAAAAAAGAAAACAGATGATAAAACAAAAAATAGATAATTTCACTAAATCACAAGAAGAAGGCCTCTTAAAACTAGAGGCTTTTTTATCTACAAAAATTGATATTAATGATATCAATACAAGAGTATTCCTTTTAGAAGGAAAAGCGGGAACTGGTAAAACTACCATTATTAGATATGCTTTAGAAAAGCAGTTAAAACATGACAAGGAAAATATTAATCCTCACGATGTTTTCTTTGATATGTTTAATCTACCAAATGTTTTTGGTATTACTCAATCACACAAAGCTAAAATGGTTCTAATGCAATCTCTATGGGCTTGCGGAACTTTTGCTTCTGCTTTTGATTTAAAAGAACAGATTGATAACAAAACAGGGAAAAGAACTTTTGAAAGAACAAGTAAATTCATTTCAGATAAAGCAGTATGCCGATATCCAATAAAAGTATTTGTTCATGATGAATGTTCAATGTATAGCCAAGAAATGCTTAACTATGTTTTGAAAGATACAAACTATTCGAGCAAAATTATTTTCATGGGAGATCCTGGACAGATACCTCCAATCGATGAAGGATTTCCTGATAGAGATTCACCGGTATTTGATTTAGACTTAAATGAAAGTAACAAGCATACTTTAATTGAAAGAGTTCGACAAACTTCTGGAAACCCAATTTTAGAATTATCAGATATTATCTATGAAGAAATATTTGGAAATCAAAATATGGAAAGAGTTATTGAAGCTTTAAATGTTGAAAATTATGCCGATGGAAAAGGAGTAAAACATGTTAAGGTGACTAATTTCTTAGAAGAATATAAAAACATTTCTGATAATTATTTAGACACAAAAGTTGTTGCATATAGAAATGAAACAGTGAGAGGTTTTAATCAAAATATCAGAAGATATATTCACAATAATCCTGACGAAAAATTTATACCACAAGAAATCATTTATTTAAATGATAGTTTTTATCACGAAGATAAACCTAAGTTCATGTGTTATAATTCACAAGAGTTTATTATTGAATCTGTATTTGAAAAGAAAATTGAAGGATATAGAAGTCTTATTCTTCATGTTGATGATAAAAGATTTTTGCCAATTATTCATCCTTCAGAACAATCAAGGTTTGAAAATGAACTATCAAAAATGGTTTATTATGCTAAGCAAGAACAGAACCCGAAATACAGAGGTAAAAAATGGGCGGCATTTTATAATTTCAAAAAAAAATGGGCCGATGTTTCTTATGGATATTGTTTCACTGGACACAAAATACAAGGTTCAGGTTACAAGAATATTTTTGTGGATATAAGTGATATTCTTTCAGTAGGACCTATTTCTAACAAAAGAAAATTACAATCCATTTATACTGCAATTACAAGAGCAACTGATTTAATAATTTTAATAAAACGCAATGGAAAATAATTTTAGTTTCAATGATATAAAAACTCAAAAACTAAAAACAGGCAAATTAGCCCTTTTAGATGCAGATTTTATAAAATACATAGTTTGTGACCGAAGAAGAAAGATACTTCAAACAGAGCTAGAAAATGGACAGAATTCAGCGGAAATCTTTATTAAAGAAGAACCGATTATTACTTTGACAAAAAACTTTTTATATGAAAGTATTTTTGAAAAAATAGAAGATACCATTTTGTTTTGTTTCAGTGGAAAGTCTTATAACACATTTAGAAACTATGTTTCTTTTGACAAAAAATACAAAGGGAATAGAGCTGATCCAGATGAATCATATCCCGGACAATTTAGAGATGCTGGATTAATTGTTGAATACATTATCAAAAATTATCCTTCATTGATATTTGATGATTTAGAAGCCGATGATATTGTTTCTGTACTTCAAGATGAAAATACATATATCATGTCTAAGGATAAAGATTTGAAACAAGTTCCTGGCGAACATTACGATTGGTCTTTGAATAAGTTATATACAATCAGTAACGAACAAGCTATTTATTATTTGGCACTCCAATTACTTACTGGAGATACAACTGATAATATCACAGGACTACCGCAGATAGGGCCTAAAAAAGCTACCGATTTTTTAATAGCAATTGATAAGCCATCGCATTACATTTATAAAATACTATTGCTTTATCAAAAAAGACATGGAATTTTTAAAGGAACTGATATGTTTGTCGAAACTTGGAATTTAATTAAAATGAGAGAAAATCGTGGAAATGAATTCACAAGAACACATCAGAAAATGTTCGACACAAAAGAATACTTAATTAGAAATTTGTTGAAATAATTTCAACATTATATATTTGTTTAATATTTAAAAATAATCAAAATGCAAAATTCAACAGAAAACACGAAAGAGATTTTAGAAGTACAAGTATTAATCTCTGAAAATGATTTACAAAGCAATCCTGAAATTGCTGAACTTTATGACGCAAAAAATCAAAAATTAAGATTTGAATTAAGCGAGAATCTTACTAAAGATTTTAAAGAAAAACTATTATCTATAATGCCTAATTTCAAGGCTGGAGATATTGTTCAATTCAATCCATTGATAAATGCAGTCAATCAACTACAAGATATAAAAATTCTTATTCCTGATTCAGAAGAAGATTTTAAAGTCAATGAAAGAACTTTAGTTGATAATAATAAAATCATTGGTTCATTTAATTCAAGTTTAGCAAAAGCTAAAAAAATCATCAAAGAACCACACGTTAACTTCAATAAAATGGTTGATGATTTATTTAAGATTTTTGAAACAGAAGCAACTAATACTAGAAATGCTCTTGAGAAAAACTTCAAAGAAATTGTAGATAAAAGAGAAGAAGTTAAACTTGAAAAAGATAAGAAGAAAAAAGCTGCAGAACTTGAGCAAATCAATAATCTTCAACAATCAAATGAAGAACAAGCAGAAATTCTTAAAAAATCTGAATTTGAAAAAACTTGTTTGGAATTAGAAAATACAATAAATAAAATTCTAACAAATGTAATTGAGAAAATTCCAACATTAAATCTTGATGGTTTGAACGCTATGATTACAGCACTTAAAGCACAAAAAGATACCGATTACATTACACCTGTTCATGGCGTTATTATAGGTGGAGAAAAACAACAAGAGTTTATTGATTTATTCAAATCAAAAATAACAAAGAGGTATTCCAAATCCAAATCAAGAACAACCAAATCCTATTTTAAATGATGGAACACCAGTTGCTCCAACAATCTTTGAAGAAGCAGAAACAGAATTACCTGCAGCTCCAATTTCACAATCTTTTGATGAAGTAAAATCTGATCCTCAACCATTCATTCCAACAAATGACATTGAAAGATTTCAAGTAATTGCTGATTTTGACAAAAGAATGTTTGATATGTATAAAGCAGGAATGGAAGAAATCAATCAATTGAAATTTGATAATGAATCATTAGAGCAATTGAAACAAAAATACAGCGAAGGACAACATGGAAATGTTCTTGAGTTTTTAACTAAACTTCAAACTTATTCATCAAATAAATTTGAAGCTGTAAAACAAGCATTATCTTAAAAATTAATATTAATTAAATACACTTAAACATTATGAAAATTTTATTTCCAAAATTAGACGGATTAGTAAACAAAGATGCTAAATCAAATGACGACGATATCAGAAAGTATATTCACGTTATTGGTGGTAATGCAATTGTAATTAACAAATCATTTACAGTTGTAAAGTTGAGAGAGTACATCAAACAAGAATGTGAAATTACAGAAGATTTTGAAACATTAGATGAAATTTTAGCTTTTTTCGAAGGCCGTTCTTTTACTGCAGATTATTGGAAAGAATTTACCGTTCCTCACGAAGTTTCATTAAATGAAAACTCGGTTACTTTAGAAGGTTTGAATTATACAAAAACACTACATAACACAGATGCTCCAGTAGTTCTTATTAATGTTGTGAACTTATTAATTCAAAACTTAAATAAAGATGGAATGGCATTAGAAAATGTTGCTGTTAATTTCAATGAATTAGTAAAAGTGACAAGTGCTTTCAAAAAAGAATTAAAAGGACTTCATTTGAATTTGAAATTTTCTGGACAAGACGTTCCCGTATTGTTTCAAGGAGAGAAGAAAGATTACATTTTTGGTTTGATTCCATTGGATTACGATGCAGCAAACGATATGTACAACTTCAAAGAAATTGAAACATACGTTAGAGAACTTACTCAAAAAGTTTTAGAATAATGGCTACTGAAAAAAATATGTTCGAAACCTACTTTGAATGGTGGTTAGAAGAACTAAAAAAATCAGGATTAGTTATTGAATACGAAAGAGAACCTAAAACATTTGTTGTACACGATGCTGTTGTTGGATTTTACAATCAACACTTTGTTAAGAAGCAACCAATAATTAGAGATTTCACTTTGATTGATTCTATTACTTACACAGCCGATTATAGAGTAGTATTTTCAGAAAAGTTATTCAATAAAATATTTGGAATGATTGATTCACAAAAAATGCTTGTTGAATACCAACCTCTTGAAAAAGGAAACTATTATCAAGAAACTTTATTCTATTGCACAGAACTTGGTCGAGAATTTGATAAATACACAATTTATTTTGATGTCAAACCTCCATCTAAAGCAATTCAATTTAGTGGTAAACTTGGTTCCTCAAGAGATTTTCCTTTAAAAAGAGCTATGTTATTTCAGAAAGAAAATATCTTATTAAATAAAGTAGTTCCTATTGGAAGCCAATCGAGCTTGTTTAACAAGACATTTATGCCAAAGAGATATCGATATACCGATGCTGGACAACAACTTCGAAAAATCAAAGGAAAATTTGATACAATAGAAGATTGGTTGTTAAAAAAAGAAATTAAATTATAAACCAAAGGCTCGGGAAACCGGGCCTTTAATTTTTATTATCATGAACTCAACAAAAGAAACAGAAAATTTTTATTCCTTACTTAAAAAGGAATCAGGCTTCAAAGTAGAAAACGAAGGAGCAGCACTTAACTTAATTCAAAAAACTTTTGAGAGAATGAAAGTTGATTTGATTAAAGTAAATAATCCAGAACTTGTAAAACCAAAAGAGAAAATTTATATCATCGCTGTTGGTTATTACCATATTACAGAAGAACATTTTGGTTTCTATTCTTATTTTGGTGTAGATAAAAAAAGTTGTTCTAATTTAGTTTGGACACATTCAAAATATGGTACTGAAATTAAAAGAATAAACAATACTCATTGTGCTTTGAAAATTTCTGAAAAACAATTACGTTTTTTGAAAGTAGATATTTCTAAATGTGAAATTTTATTCGAATTATAAATCATCAACACCAAAACCTAATTGAGTTATTAATTCAATTTTAGTAATTCTGAAATCTTCCGACAATTTAAATTTTGATTTGATTTTTTGTTTCAAAGTTTCTTTCATGTTATTAACATGGAATCCTTTGATTACAATTCTATCAATGATTACCAAATCAGTATCGGTTGTACTTCGGTTTTTATTAACCTTGTATTTTTGTACAAATAAATTAGCGTAGTAAATTGGAACATTATGAGCAAGCATAAGCGAATAGGTAAATTTGTTATCATAACTGATGGCGAATATAAGGATAAAAAAGGAAAAATTTACAATAAGGAATCTCCAAAAGATGGAACTCTTATTGTTGAATTAGAAGAAAATGGTTCTAAAATCACGATACCATCTTTCAAAGTTCAGATTACAGGATATTTTGATTCATTAACTATTGTCACAAATAAAGTATAAATTTGTGACATCAAAAATTTAAAAACACTTATGGATATTAAGAAAATGTTACAATCAGTGCGAAGTTTTCAAAAAGCTTCAGGACAAGTATTAAATAGAAAACCAACTATTCTTGATGCAAAAGAAGTTGAATTACGTTACAACTTAATGCGTGAAGAAAACATCGAATATCGCGATGCTAATATTTACGATAAAAGTAAAACTGAAGTTCTTGATGCTTGTGCCGATCAGTTATATGTTTTACTTGGAACAATCAATGCTCATGGTTTACAAGACTTAATCGGGCCAGCTTTTGATTTAGTTCATAAAAACAACATGACTAAAGTTGGTCCTGACGGAAAATGTTTAAGAGATCCTGATGGAAAGATTTTAAAACCAGAAGGATTTGTTCCAGTTGATTTAAGTCAATTATTTAAAAAACATGATTTATAAATCTGAAAATCATATACGATTTGATAGAGAAAACAAAACTCTCTATGAAGTTATATTAAATAAGGGAAACGAGCAATCGGTTCCCTTATTTGTTTTTGAACAATACTTTCCTGATATCAAAGATTTAAAACAATCTGCTATCAAATACTTAAAAAAATACATGCTTGATTATCCTACTTTATGGAAAGAAGCAAAAGAAGTTGGAGAGATGCCGGCACATGGAATGTATTCATGCCATTGTTGTTTATTTGAAAATCATATTGAATCTAAAAAAGCCAGGGCAATAAAATATGAATTGTGTGATTTTGTTAAAAATCGATGTATTAATCAAAGAACAGAAATAGGTATTGTTATTAAAAAAAACGAACAGAACGGATATTATAACGTTAGGTTTGGTCCAGAACAAAGTGATATAGAACTTAAACACGCAGAAGAAATAATATGGATATAATGGAACTGTATAACAAGAAAGAACCTTTTACAAAAGAAGAATACAATTTTGTAAAAAAGTATCTTACACCAAAAAGAAGTAGTTATAAATGCTACTATGCTTTTTATCGAAAAAAAAGCAAATACCCTATAATGTTTATTATTGATTCAGATTATTTTGCGCCACGCAAATCTGGAGTAATGAATCATTGGGAAATTATTTGTACACGCGATATTTCAGATATTGAGTTTGAAGAAATAATTCAAAATTTTGGTTGTAACAACAGAAGGTTTCAATCTTGGAATTACAATTCTCCATTAATGGTTCAGAACGAGGACATGAAGTATAACGTAAAAACACCCGAAGCTTTTTTAGTTGAATGTAACGAAAGAGGCTTTTCCGAGGGATTTCAAAGTAAACTAGATTTTAATGATTATGAAAATATTATCAACTGAAGAATATTTAAAAAAAATGGAACATGAAGATTTAGTAGTGTTTCTTTCAAAAATTCCTGCAATACAACAATTAGCTGCAGACGAACAAAAAAACAATATTATAAATAAATTGTTTAAAGAGATGATTCCAAACCATTTAGTTAGTGCTTATTATTTATCTGAAAAAACAGATGGAGAAGCAGAACATGAATTGGCTAAATGGTGCGTTTATAATTTAACATTTTTTGAAATTCAAATTGTAATGGACCGATTAAACATCGCGCCACATATTTGGACAAAATATTTAGGACAAAAAAACAAAAAAGCCACTAATTAAAGTGGCTTTTTTTTCAGCAATTCATTTTATATCAATGACAGCAACAGAAAGATTGATTCAAATATACAACTTTTTTGTTACGTTGGTTAAAAAACTTTATCAATCATATCGTAAGTAGGCGATGTTAGTTTTCCTTCCATCTTATCTAAGTTCAATAATGGATTAGCATCAGCAAAATATTTGTTATCACCATGCTCATCTCCAGACATGTTTAATCCCCACATTAAAGATAACATACCAAAACCAATTAATCCCTGGTCTAATCTACTTCTGTCATAAGCATCTAAATTTTTTCTGTATTGTAAAAATTCAGCAGGCTTAACTTCTCCTCGAACCATTTTTTGAACAGCCTCTCCAACAGCTCGATAAGAACCGATATGTTTTTTACCATAGATATTTACATCTTTACTTGCAAATTGGTCATAAAACAGAGTAGGTATATATCTTGAAAACTGAATAAGATTTTTACCCCAAGAATACATTTGTATCATACGTTGGTCAGTTGGTTGATATCCTTTTCCATGATTTGTTTTAACCTCATCTTCCAACATAGCCATTCTATCTTCTGAAAGGCTACCGCCATCTTTTAAAACATTCCATTCTTCCTCGCTTAATCTACCTAAGAAATCAACACCTTGAACCCACTTCTCTGAATAAATCATCGGGAATAAAGCCATATTCATAAATGATTTTTCAATAGATGATTTCTCAGCAATAGAAACATCATCGTAAACATTTACATCCATGAATCCAGTGTTTTTTAATATAGCACTTGCTTCTTTAACACCTTTAAACGGATTCAAAGGATTAAAACCACCGATACCTCCCCAAAATCTTTTTTCTCCTAAAGCCCAGGCAACACCACCATTGTTTTTGATGTTCATGTATTTTCCAACAAGAGTATTTCCTAATGCATAAACACCACCACCAACTAATAAACCTTGATAACCTAACCAATATACCAAACTTGTTTGAGTCAATAAATTGATTACTTTATCATTGGTTACACCTATGGTTTCTAACGTTGCAGAATTTTTAAAACTATCTTGTTTCTTTCCTGATAAGAAATAATCTTTCCAAACTTTCTCAACGTATTTTTTTGCATTAATATCTTTTCTTGAATCAGATAATGCAATAACACCATCTACCAAAGGAATCATTTTATTCATTCCTTTAAAGTTTTCATTACCATGATTAAATAAAGTAGAATGTGCATAATCCATAAATGCTTTATTCAAATCTAAAGTTGGTAAATCGGTTGCAGCAATACTTCTGCTGTTAGAAAATCTATCTAAAAAGACATCACCGATTGCAGAACCAGCTTCAACTTCACTTATTCTTAATGCTGAACCATCTTGGTTTTTCATTTCTCTAGCAAGGATAATAGCTTTTCTTTTAAGCGACAAAAATTCTTTAGTTCTTGCCAATCCCTCTTTTTTATTTGTTGCAGATAATGTATTGTAAACATTTTGTATGTGTGAAAACGAAACATTTTCTTCAACTTTATTATTAATAGGATTTGTAAAAGTCATTAATACATCACCAATTCTTTCGTTGATGTTTCTTGAATTTACAGCCATTCCTAACAAACCACGTCTTGATTTAATTTCTAACATTGTTGGTGCCGAATGTGGAATATAATCTACTCGACCACCTTCTTCTGTTCCTAAAACAAATGGCTTCATTTTTTTAGTCATTTCAGTAGTAGCCTTATAGAATTTATATTGCGCTGGAGATACAATTCCTGCTTTAAAATCTGCTTCAATTTGTTCAGCAGTTTTATACTTCATGTTATTAATTACTTGTCCATTATCTCCAGTTACTTTCTGAAACTCAATCAAAGAACCATATAGGTTTTTATACATATCTTCTTTGTTAGTATAAATTTGATTGAAAATATTCTTCCAAAAATCTTTAGAAAAAACTTTATTAACGCCAGGATTAAAACCATATTTTTCCTTGTATAGTTCTTCAGTAGCCGACTGAATATCTATTGTTAATTTTGCTTTTTCTTTTTGGAACTTCTTAAATTCAGTTTCCATTTTTCTAACCAAAGCTTGAATTTCTGGTTGATTTGAAGGTATATTATTAGCCATCAAATAACTTTGAAAAAAACCTAAATCTTCATTAGCGTAACCAATTTCTTTATCAGAATTAGTTTTTGCTAATTGAGCTTGTTCTACTCCGGCCCTTTTTGCTATTTCCAAAATAATAGGTCTTATGACTTTAGCATAAGCAACTTTATCCCTATGACCATAACCTGGTTCACCATCACTTAATTTTTTGCCTGAATAAAGTTCAATAAGTTTTTCATCACTCATTGCTTTTACGGTTTCAGAATTTACGGTTTTGGAAATAGCATCAGCCTTTTTTTCTTCTTTCAAATATTTTTTATAAATATTATCAATTTTTGTTTCAGTTAAATTATTTGGATTAACACCTAAAGCGCTTATCAATTCATCTTTAGATAACTGTTTTGTGTAATTATAATAATCTTTTGCAAAAGCTACTTTAGCTCGACCTGAAGTATCTCCATCAGCTGCTTTATCAAAAATTTCTTCAATATTAAATCCACCTGTACCATCATCAATTAATCTAGGCGAGCCAGTACTTTCATCAGGTATTGAAATAACTCCAATTCCATTTGAATAAACATTTGCATTATAGGTACCGTAGAATTTAATACCTTCTTTATTATTATTCAATTTGCTTTTCAAGTAAGATTTAATAATATCTTCTTTAAACCCACCCATCATTTCAGCTTGTTTCTCTGTAATACCACCAAAATGGAATATCTTTTCAGTATATCTATTTTTTGAAAATTCTTTGTATCTAAAAATAACTTCTTCACCCTTTGCCATTCTTTTGAAAATGTTTCCATTTTTTTTCAAGAAAGCTTCAGTAAAGTTTCCATTGGCATCTAAAATGTTTTCAGTATTATTTACATGAACAAACATTTGAGAATTAGTTTGAACAATTCTTTGAGCTAATTTAGATTCTTGTTTTGGACTTAATTGATAATTACCCAATTGTTTTTGACTGATTAAATTATCAGAAGCCAATGATAATTCCATTTTAAATCCATCACTGAAAATAGAATACAATGAACGAGGACCTTTAAATCCATTGGTAAACATGTCGTAAATCATTAAGTCATTTTTCAATTCAGTAGGTAAATCTGTAAACTCTTGAACCATTCTATCTCTTTCTTCTGATGTCATATTTTCATTGAAATAAGAACTATTAAGAGCAATGTATCTATTATTACCTTTTGAGTTAATCATAAGACCTTTAGAAAACAATAAATTATGTTGCAATGCACTAACTGTTTTTTGAACGTTATCGCTTTTGAATTCAACCGCAATACTTCCTAACATATTTTTATAATCTTCTAATCTTTCAAAAATATTGTTTGGATTTGGATTGTCTTTTTCTGATTTACGAACCAATTCATTCATTCTACTTTCAGGAATATTATTCAATCCCATAGAACGAGCTGTCATTAACATTTGAATTTGACTATGAATTTTATGAATATCTTTATTCGATAAATTTCTACCAATTCCTTGAGTTAATCTTTTGAAAACATTTACTCCAGATGAACTATAAACCGGATCTAATTCACGCATTACTTCGCGTGCAAATTCAAATGTAGAAACGTAGTTCTGTAATAATGGATTTTGTAAAAATTCTTTATTATACTCAATTCCTTTATTATCAACATTCATTACTTTATCTCTAAAGCGTTTATATTGTTCATCTAATATAAATGGATTGGTTTCAATTTTATTGTGCCCTGACATAATTGCGGAAACAGCCATTATATCTTCATTGATAGAACCTAATTGTGCCATTAAATCCAAAACAGCATGTTGCGAATCAGCACTATTAATTTTTTCAATATTAACAACTCCATTATACCCTTTCGATTTGCTTGGAATTTTAGCTCGTATGATACGTTCTATATCATTCACACTCTTATTATCCTTGAATATATTTTCGTTGTTAGAAAGCAGTTTATTCATTTCTTTTACAACATCAGAATTTAAAATTCTTCCAATATCTTCTAAACTAATTCCCATGTTTCTTAAAATAATAGCATGAGATACCGTATGCTCATTAATACCTAAAGCATCAGCATATTGGTTTTTAGCATTGTCTAATATTAAGTTGAATATTTTTGCTGAATTAATAGTTCTACTTTCATTCGGCATATCTTTAATTGTAGAAACATCTTGATATCCATTAATTCTAATTGGAGAAACTAATTTTGTTTCATATCCAGCAAGCATACCTAACAATGAATGCAAGTTAGCAGCAACACCAATATTATTTTTAGAAACTAAAGTATTATTGTACGACTCTCTACGGCCTTGCGGTGAAAAATGGAATGTTGGTTCTTTACCAAAATCATTTCCATGAATAGCTTTAACCGCTTTTTCAGCTTCTTCTTTAAAATCAATAGCCAATCTAACTTCATTTCTCATGGTTTCTCCCAACCATAAATTAGTAAGTTTATCAAAAGCTTTATTCCATTTTTGATTTTCATTACCTCTTCCTTTATGCTGAACAAAGAATTGGTCACCATCAAAATCCCCTCCAGTAATATCTAAAGCAAATTCAGATGGTAATTGAATATTAGAACCTCCCGTTGTGTCAAAATCGATAACTTCAAATACACCTGTTGTTTGAGGTCCATGCGATGGAATACGAGTAGCAATAATTGTATCACCAGAAGCATAATAACCAATAATATCTCCACCACTATCTCTAACTTCTCCAACACTTGTTCCGCGATGCATAGCTTCTTTTTTAGCTAAACTTTCAATGACTTTCAAGAAATCTTCTTCTGAAAGGTTATTGTATTTTTGAGCAACACGCTGAACGTCTAAATCATTCAAAGTATAATACTTTCTTGCTTTTATTTTGTCTTGCATGTGGTTTGGAACCACTGCTTCTCCTTGATTGTAAACTGTCTTAACATTTCCTTGTTCATCGGTAATTGTTTTGTCAGTATAGAAAGCTAAAGAAGAACTTCCGTTAGTTGAATATGGTTTTTGATAAGTATCTGATTTAGCTTGTGCAATTGTACCTGGAGTAGAAAGTTTGTTTCCTGTTTTACGAATTTTATTAATCATTGTATTCAATGCTAAATTTTGTAAATCAGGTAAGCTCATAGAAGATTTATCATCTTCAATTAAAAATCTTTGACGAGCATCAACATCCATCATAGACATATTATCCATGATAAATTTTCTAATCGCTTGTGGATCTCTACTTTTTAAAATCTTTTTATAAGGCTTTAAATTTTCTTGCATTTTTTCAGTAAGCAAATTTTGAATTTCTTCGGCCACTTGAACACCGCCATCAAATAAAGAAGCATTAGTTAATATTGCTCTCATTGCTTGAATAGGTGTATTAGTAGAAGTTTTCTTCATATCCATTACTTGCTGAACTCCAAAGTTAGAACCATTAATTCCAACAAATTTTTCCCAATTGGTTCCTTCTACTTTACCATAATGCCATTGGTCATATATTTTAGATTGTTCTTCAAAATTAGAATCAACACCACTATTCAATCCCTCAAGAGTAAACATTTGTCCTGTTTCAGTTGGATTATAACTTCCTTTTTCAACTAATTCAATAGGCATATTATCTGACTTAACAGAAGATATTGGAGCAGCAAACATAATATGCGCTGATTCACCATTTAATAAATCTGGTGTATTTGGCCCCCAATGCATTGCAGGAGCATTATTTGTTTCTGAATTTCTATTATTAAATCTTTTTCTACGAGCTTTCATAAACTCATACAATCCTTTTAATTCAGGATTTTTAGCAACAAATTCATCATCAATGATTGTAGCGTAACCTTTATCATATAAATTTCCTTTGGCAAAGTTTTTATTTTCATACTCTCTACCTGTCATTAAAATTTTATATGAATTATTAAGTGGCATCATATCTCCACCAGCTTTACGAATAAGTTCAGCATCTTCTCTAAGAACATACATAGATGAATCAGAAACAGATTTTTGTCCTTCTTCAATAGATTTATCTACATAATAAATCGGTTCCACTCGAACATGTTTTCCAAATGAAAATATTGGAGAATGCAATGATTTTTGTCTTTTAACAATATCCTTTCCAGAATAAGATGGCATGAATATATCATTAAAAGCTAATGAATTTAATGATTGATTAATTACAAATTCAGAAATCATATTTCTTCCTTTATCTGTAATTTTTCCATTGGCATCAAACATATCATTTCCAACTTTTGTTTTCTCAAAAGCTTCTCTATTATTAATAACAAACTCTATTTCTTTCTGAATTTCTTCGTTCAATTTAACTTTAAATTCAGCCATAGATAATTTTGATTTTGTAATTCCATTATATGTTGCCAAAGCATTTTCTAATGTTGGTGCCATATCTTGTCTAAATACAAAAACATCATTTTTTAATCTACCTAATTCATCTAATTTAGTTCTAGGAACTCGAATCATATATGACACTGGAGAATCAGCAAAACGACCTGCTTCCATCAAATATTCATTTGTACGATTATCAGAGAAATAAGAAAGAGTTTCCATAATAGATTGCTCAGTTGAGTTACTATCAGAAACTACACTATTATTTTTAGTCATTTCGTTTTTAGTTCCATGATAAAGATTTACTTCAATCTTATTTCCTTCTTGAACCTTATCCCAAAAATGATTTAACAATCTATTACTCATAGAACCTTTCCCTGAAGTATGAATAGCAGAATATTTTTTTATAAATTCTGATTTATTCATTACTTGAGCATCATCATTCATTTGCTCATTAGTTCGAATAAACATGTTATCAATTACACGAACAGGAACTTGGTCGCCCATTGCATTAAGAACTGTATTGGTGTTTGTAAAACGACGATTAGTTACAGCTATTGCTTTTGCGAATTGTCTAAAAATATTCTTGAAGTTTCCTTTTGAATCATTAATAGAATAAGCATTGTTACCCTGACTTGTTTTTGCATCAAAACCTTTCTTAACAATCTCTCGTACAACTTGGTCAACTGTATAATTATTTCCATTTACATTAATTGAATTTTGTTCTAAAATTTCATCTATCTCAACTGATTTAGATGAAAATGCTTTTAAGAAACTTCTTAAATCTTGATTAGTATAATTATCACTTTTTATTCTGTCAATTAAAGACATAAAATCAGTATAAGCAGCTACACGTTTTGGATCTGCAGGAAAACCTTTTGTACTTCCAAAATATGCACCACCATTTAACATCATTTGAGATATAGCTGATTCAACCATAGAATCTTCGCGTGCTGAAAGATTATTCTGTACCTGATAGTTACCATTAGAATCCATATTACCAATCAAAGAATTGACTTTAGATTGATTCCCGTAAATGAATTTCATAGATGATAAAATCAAATACTTATCATTTGGTCGAACAGTATCTAAAAATTTGTTGAATTCATCTATTTCAGCAATATCACTATTTTCAATTCTACGAATAAACTCTAAATTACTTGGAGAATCTTTAGCAGCAGAAATAAGTATTCTTTCAAATTTATCTTTATCAGAAAATGGAATATTAAACCAATTGATTTTACTTCCGGCTTTTTGATTCTTATCCATAAATTTTCTACGGATAACTCTATTGTGACTACGGAAAAACTTACGAATCATTTCAGAAGCTTTTTGTCCATATTTCAAACGATCATGGTCAAAGAATTTTTGAGTATCTTCTTCTTCTTGATTTTCCATCAATTTTTCCAAATCAATTTCATCTTGTAGTTCCTCACTTAAAGTTTTCTTTTTGTAATCAAATTTCTCTAATTGTTTTTCAAGTTTAAATTGAATTTCTTCTTGTTGTTGTTTGATTTCAGCTTCAAAATTTTCAATAGCTTTTAACTTACCAACAGCCGACATGTTTACACCTCGGCCTTTTAATTCTTTTTGAAAGTTTTCAAATATTTTCTCTTTAGCTTTATCAAAATCTTTTAACTGACTATCAGATAAATTTGCTAAAAATAATTTCTCATTTTCAGTATATTCAGAATTAGCACCAGTTACTTTTTCTTTGATTTTATTCCACCATTTTTTAGCAAAAAACTGTCTTGTATTTTCTAAAGATGGTTCAAGTAAATTTCCAAATTTTCTACTTAAAGGACCTTCTAATCCATAAGCAAAAATTTCTTCTTTAAGAATATCTTGCTCTGACATAGGCAATTCTTTTATTGCTCCAGAAGCCAAAGATTTTTGAAAACTTAAATCAAATTGTTCAACAGTAACACCTTGTTTTAATGCTTCTTCAAGCATATTCATATACATTGCTTTTTTACCATTTCTGAATTTATAGAAAACTTGATGAGCATATTCTTTTCTAATTTGCTCAACTAATTTTTTATTTTTCAAACCATGATTTATGATATTAACAGCAAATTCTTGTCCAATAGTTAAAGAGTCTTTAAGCCATTCATCCATATTGTTAGGATTAATCATTGGCCCCATAGATTCTTTTAATTTGTATTTTTTACCAATACCCAAATCAGCTTTATCATTTTCATAAGCAGTTTTGAATTTATTTATAATTCCACCAAAAACTGTTTTAGTTTTTTCAACAGCTATTGCTGCTACTTGAGTAGGATTACTTATAACCTTAGCACGACCAGAACCAAAAATATTTGAAGGACCATCTTTTTTAGGTGGTGCTTTTTTTAAGACTTCTTTGCTTTTTTGTTCAGCATCTTCAGATATTGATTTTTTGGTTTTTTTTCTACGAACTGCTTTTTTCTCGTAATCGGCAATAGCCGCTTGTTCGTCGTCAGACATGTCGTAATCATCTTCAATTTCTTTATCATAATCTTCGGTAACTTCGGCTTTTTGTTTTAATAAATTTTCAATCTCTTTTGAAAAAGCTTGTCTAACAGATTCTTCTTCTGCAGTAAGTTGTTGTCCGCTTGAAATTTTATCTACTAAAGAATTAATTACACCTGATGGAATGGTACCATTATCAACAAATGATTTATAAACCTCATCATCTAATAATGTGGTTTTTTCATCTTCAATGATTTTATCATTTTTTACATCAGCTTGAGATTTATTTTTTATTTCTTCCTGGCGTTTTCCTGATTCAGTTTCTGACCAAGATTTTTTATTTACAGGTTTGATTTTATTTTTAACAGATTGAAGTTTGTCTTGAGCCGCACTTCTCGCAACAATAGTTTCAGGAGATTTATATGAAGCTATTTCTTTATCTAAATTTTCAGCTTCTTTTCTTAATTGAATTTGTTCTTCATTAGACGACATTAAAGCATCAATTTCTGCAATACGAGGATCGTTATCATCTTTTATTGTAGCCAATTCTTTTTCTAATGCTTTATTTTCATTTTCTAAATAACTTTCATCATTTTGCGATTCATACATAATACGCTCTTGTTCCAAATCCATGTATTCTGGATCTTGTGTAAAATCAGTAGAGGTATCATCATTTACATCAGAGGTAGCATCAGAACTTGCATCATTTTGATTTTCTGATTCATTTCCATTCAATACATCTAAATCAATACCAACAGATTTAAGAGCTTCTTTTCCAAGCTTACTCAATCTATTAAACATCGATTCTTTCATTACTTCAACCGGAACATCAGCGTTTTGTTCCTCTTGAACCTTTTCAGATTTAGTTGATTCAACTTGACTAACAATTTCATTTCCGTTTTCATCAAATTTAGTTTCATATTCAACTTGAACAGCGGGTTCACCTTTTAAAATATTACGCTTGTTTTGTTGGATTTGTGATAAGATATTACCAAAGATGGAAACTTCTTCATTGTAAGATTTAAGTTCTTTCTTCATGGCTTTATTGAAGCCATCTTCATCACCTTTGAAAGTTTCTTTTAATACAGAAGTATTTTTTTCGTGTTTTTGTTGAGCAATATTAATTTTATTTACAATATCCATTTCTTTAGTGATATTATTCATAAAAGCTCTTTTACCCGAAATATTCAAAAACTCAATATTATCTTTTTGAGCTTTCATTTCAGAATACAAATTATTGTAGTGAACAATTTCATCTTTGGAAATAACACCTCTATTTTCAAGTTCTCCCATAAAACTTCCAAAAGCATAATCTTTATCTTCAAAAACAATTTCTGCCATTTGATTTCTAATGTGAGTATCTTGATATGCTTTACCAGTTGTTCCTTTCTCAAAACGTTGTTTTAAGTTTTCTGCTTTTGAATAGTAAGCATAATTTTGTTCAGCCGATTCATTGATGATTGATTTAAAATTAAATCCTCCACCTGCAGCTGCACCTAAACCAAATGAAATTGCACGAATAGCTTCTGAATCTTTTGAACTATAATAATCCCAAAAGTTTCCAAGAAAACCTTCCGTATCATAATCTTTAGATATACCAGGATAACCTTTTAATGTTCCTGTAACATCTTTGTATGCTTTCATTTTTGACCATTCTTCCCAAGTTTCTTGAACAGTTTCTTCCATACCTTCAGGAATTGCTTTTCCAGCTAACTTACCTAACTTAGAAAAAATTGGAGAAACAGAATGAGTAAACATTCCCGAAGTCATTTTTAATTGACTCGCTGGAGATAAAGTTTTAGCTGCTTTAGAAAGTTTATTCCAACCACCTCCAAAAGTCATTCCCCAAGACAAAGTATCTATACCTAAATACTTTAAATTATTAGTGAACGCACCAGCTGTCATTTGGCCCATTTCTTCTTTAGTAAACATTGGAGAACCATCTTCATTTGTCATTTCATTAACAGTATTCCAAAGTTCCCCAGCATTTTTTAAACCAACAGATAAGTTGGTAGTTAAACCTCCAATACCTGTTTCAACAACTCCTTTACCAAATGTTGTAAGTTCCCCAGTATCTCTAAATAATTTACCTGACCATTTTAAAGAATTGCTTTCAACTTCACTTACAGCTCCACCAATAGATTTTGTAGTAGTAGTTCTTGCTCCTGATTTAGCAAGTTTTTCCATTCCTTCTTCTCCAATTTCTAATGCAGATTTAGCTCCCATACGAGATACTTTTTTGGCACCAGCTTTAGCAATATTCTTAGTTAAAAGAATTTCTAATAATTGTGGAATAAATTGAGCACCATGAACCGACCAAAATTCGGGATTCATAAATGTTGATATTTTAAATTCAGGATCTAAAATTTCTGGAGAAACATACGTTTTATATTTTTCTGCCATATCAGTACCAATTTCACGCATTGCTTCTGAAAATGGATTTCCCGAATATTCATCAGAAGCCATTGCTCCAATTGCATCAATCATATCTCCAGTTGATTTGAAAATAGAATTCCCAATACCAACCATAATATTATCTGCAGATTTAGATAAGAAATCTTGATAGTAAGCAGTAGCTCCCCAACCACCAACTTTGTTAGGATCTGTTTGAACTAAACTTTCATCTCCACCATAAGATTGATTTGCTACTTGTCTGCGTCTAGCAGTATTTTCAACAGAAACACCACCTACAATATCTCCTAATGAATCAGGATTAAAATTTAATGTTGGTTCTTCTTCTTGTTTTGGCTTAGCGCCATTTCCACCACCACTAAACATAGAATCAAACTGACTTTGAATTGTCTGTTCATTTCCACTTTTAACTTTAGTGGTTTCTTCTTGTTTTTTAATTTCAGCTGTACGCTCTTGCATAGCAGCTATTTTACTCATAAAATCAGGCATAATTTTTAATTTTAAGTGACAAACAAAACTACAAAAAAAAAGCTACTCTTTTGAGTAGCCATTTTTCAATCTATTTTCCTAAGTCATTGAGGAACATCATGTTTTTTCTCCAAAGTTCAAGAACTTGTACATTGCCCGGATTAGAATCTGTTTTATTGACTTCTAATTTAATTAAATCATCAATCACTTCTAAAGCACTTGCACCTTGAGCAATTCTACCTTTAACATCATATCCTTCATCTTTAGCTTCTTTAACAACATTCATTACACTTGCACCTGGCGTTTCAACCATTTGCTTTAATGTATTAGCGTTTTTGATTTGTCCATCAACCATACCTGCTAAAGCAACATAATATGATTTAACAAAATTAGCTGATTGTTGGTCGTAAGTTCCTTGCGGTGACAACATGATAGCTTCTGATGTTTTTTGCTTAAACACATTACCCGCTTGTTCATTTACAATATTCCAAGATTGTGCATATTGTTCTTTCTCTTCTTTAGCTAATTTAACTTGAGCTTGTTGAGTGTTTGATTTTTGAGAATAATCTTTATCAACAGGCGCTAACTGATTACTTGCTCCAAGTTTTTTATTAATTTCTTGAGAAAGAACAGATGTATATTCCATTGCTTTGTAGAATACTTGACCTTTATCATCTTCAACTTGAACAATCAATTGGTTTCCTTTGATGTCACCAGTATATTTTGCACTAGCTTCTTTTTTCCAATCTTCATCTAATTCACCTTTAGAATTAGTTCTATTCATTACAATTTCTTTACCATCTTTAGTTTCGGTAACACCTCCAACAAAAATATTTTTAATTGTATAATCTCCAGTATAAGCATTAATATCTAAAGGAGTTTCTTGTTTAGCGTGAGCATCTAATGAAGCGCCATCAGGTAAATACATATCATTAGTTGGAGTTAAGCCAATAACTTTACCATTTACAACTTTTAGTCCACTAAAAAACATTTCTGCAATTTTATCTTTATGCGGTTGAAAACCTTTTACATTATAAGCATTTGCAGGAACAAAATAATCATTTGCAAAATTTGGTAATATACCAACTTTAGAAGCATCTTCTCTACCAAACCAATCTATTCCTTCTTCTGCCATATCAACATGTTCCGCAACTAAAGAACCAGCATTAATAGGTTCAAACATTTCGTTAAAAGTAGCGTTATCTTTTACATTATAACCATCCATAAATTCATCTATTGTGAATCTTTTTTCAGCTGGAGAAATACTATGAATACCTCTTAATACTTCATTAGAAAGTAAGTTGCTATAACCTTTATCTTCTGGTTGAGTATCATCGTAAACTTCAACTTCGTTTCCGTTGACATCAATCATTTTTTTAGTTTTGGCACCCATTGAAATTTTCATTTTTTCATTCATCAACTTAGCCATTGATTCTTCATGACGATTCTTCTCTTCAATAGCTTGTTGTTGTCTTTGCCAGTTCTTACCTTTTCCACCATAATTTAATTGCGTGTAAGCTACTAAATCATGTTTTAAATCTTGAGGATCTAAATCAGCTTTGTCAGGATTATCAATAATGTAATTTCCATAAATAGCCATGAAGTTTTTATCTAAAATATCTTGAGCTGGAATTTCAGAACCATAATCGTAAGCATCTAAATCAGGAAGTTCAATTTCATTATACATACCAGTAAAACTAATTGCTCCACCGCCATTATTTTGATAATCAACTAATGATTGATAATCGCGAGCATTAATTAAATGACCTTGCTTTTTACCCATCATTTCTAAAAGCATTGTCATGTTTTTCTTGTTTTCCATATACTGAGTAGTTTCTGGAGAAGTCATTAAAGAACGTTTGTAATCTCCTAAAAACTTATGACCACCCTCTGAAAAAAACTTTTGCATATCTCCACCATAGTAAGATATTTTTTCTTTCATTCTAGCTTGAAGAAATTTAGCTTTTTCGTTGATTTTATCTCTATCAGGACCAAGAAGCGTATCTGAAAATTTACTGATTTCTTCCATGTAAGCTTGCTCTTTTAATTGAGCTTGCTCTTTCATGGCATCACTTTTTTCTTTTTCAGCACCCATAGCGGATAATGTTGCCATTTCCGTTCTATTTCTTTCTATATAGTTACTCTTACCATATAGTCCTTGCAAACCAACTGCTACACCATAATCCATAATTATTATTTTTGAGTTGTTTTAATTAATTCTTCTGTTTGTTTTAATGTATCATTAATCAATAAATCTAAAGTATTTGAAGATTTATCTTTTTTTAGATACTGTTCTGCTTCTTGATTTAACCTTTGCATTTTTTGTTCTGGAGTTTCATTTTCATTTGAAAATAAAATAGTAGGATATTTATTTTGTTCATTTTTAATATCCTGTTCGGTTATGGTTGTTCCAGGAATACCTTTACCTATTACAATATTAGGATTCTGTTTTCCATCAACAGCAAATTCAAATTGCTTAATATAGTCTTTAGTAAATTCTTCTTGTGTTGGTAATTCTCCATTTAATGCACCTTTTTTATGTTGTTCTAAAACATTTTGATAAGCTTTCTCAGGTGGATATTTAGCAAGCATATCTTGGTCCAAATTAGTGTTGTTTAAATAACCTTTGTCAGATGTTATAATTCCATTTTCTTTAGCAGAAACACCATTTTCAACACCATTTAAAACCGAATTATAAACACTTTTTTTAGCCTTGTTACCATCAGGACCAATATAATTTGGATTGTCATATCCACTACTATCATCTGCTAATTGTTCAGGTGTTAAAACAATGCCATCTCCATTTTCACTTGAAACTCTATTATTATATATTTTTTTTGCAAATTCTTTATATCCTTGAAAATTGTTCTTAATCATGAAATCATTCATTTGCTTTCTTTCATTATCATCCATTTTCCAATACATATCTGCAATTTCATTATGCTCTAATGCTGCTTTGGAAATATTTTCGTTTTGCTTTTTCATCCAAGAAAAAGTATACTTAGTATTACCAGTTCCATCATCTTTTAATTGAGGATCATAACCATGAATTTTTCTGTACATCATAGACTTATAAGCATGGTTTACAGAACCCGGTTTGTTATCTCGATATTCATTTAATGAATCCATCATTCCTGAAAAACCTACTTGAGCTAATTGAGCACCCGCTTCTTTAGTCATTAATACTTCTTTGTACTTTCTTTCGTTATTAGCAATATCCCTACGAGCATCAAATTCATTAATGTATTGCATTGCTTCACCATACTTATGTAAAGCATCTGTTTTAGCAGAAGCATCAGCAACGGCCAATTCCATTAATGATTTTCCTTTTTGAGCATCAATACGACCAAGATTTCCTAAAACTAAATTACGAGCACCACCCGAAGCTTTTACAAGTTGATCGATAGAACCACTATAACTTTCAGTAATCATTCTTTTTGCATAAGCTTCTTCTTCAGGTCGTAAACCTATTTCAGATAACTTTTTAATTTCAGCAGCATAATTTCTAAACGCATCAGAAACTTGTTCATCACGCATTGGAATTCTTTTATCGGCCATTGATAGTCCTGCAAAAGCTCCAGCCGCATTTCCCAACACCTCAGCCCAAGGAAAGTTATCTTTAAAATCTTGACTATCTACACCTTGAGGAACTTCTTCTTTATTTCTAAAAAAATCATCGCTTGCTAACGTAGTAGGAACTTCTTTCTTTTCCATACTCATACGTTTAGCTTTTTCAATTTCTTTAGCAGTAGCATTAGTAGCATCAACTACTGGCGCTTTTTCTTCTGGAGTAACTTCTGCAGGAGTTTCTTCTTCTTCTGTTGAAGGAATATAATCTATAAAGCTTTGTTTTTTTACTTCACCAACTTCAAAATCTTTAGATAACATTGGAGTTCCAGAATATGAAGATGATTCCCCAAGCATATCTCCAAATTTTTTACCCAAAACAGAAAACTTACTTACATCTAAATCCAAATCTTTACCTTTTGTATTATCAGGATTTAAAAGATTTAATTTTTTTCCAGTTAAAGTTTCGTATTTTTTTTCAACATTTTTTACATACTTTAAATCAATGTCATTACGAGCATTCATTCCTCTTTTAAATAATCCAGGATTTTTTTCAATTATTTTTTCTAACTGTTTTTTATCATCAACAGTCATTGGAGAATTATTTAAACTTTGAATTTTTACTTTACCGTTTTTTGTAACATAAAGAACTTCTGATTTATTTAAAATATCTAAATCATCAGATAAACTTTTTTTTGCTTCCTCAAATTCTTTTTGTTTTGCTTTATTTCTTTTATCAATAATCATATTGAATCCATTCGGAGTTCCATTTGGACCATTTGGCTGAATATATCCTTGATTACGATATTTATTATAAAGCTCTCCTTTTAACTGCCCTTTTATTTCTTCTGAATAATTTTCATTAGAATCGATATTTTTTATTTGAGAAGTGTAATTATTATACTCTCTTTCGTAATCAGCTTCACTATATCCGTAATAAGGTTGTACTCCAGATTTATTTCTAGAGTTTTCAAAATTTGAAATAACTTTTTTACCACTTGGATTTAAATCAGTAGCTTTTCTATGTTCTCCAGTAGTTATGAATTTTTTAGCAGCTGATGGATCAAAATGATTATAATAACCATAAGCACCTAAAGATAAACCAGCATTTACAGCTTTTGTAGAATCTCTATTTACAGTCGGCCAAACTTTATTTTCAGTGTACCAATCAAAATGTAATTCTTGTAAAACAGTATCTTTTAGGTAATCATCATAATTAGCTGGAACAGGTCTTTTATTTTTTCTTGCGATGTTTTTAATATCTTCCCAATGGTATTTAGGAACCATTTGATATTTACCACGAGCAACCATATTACTGTTTGCTCCATATTTTTTTACAGCAGCTTGATTAATAGCGGAATAATCTCCACCTGATTCGGCTCCAACTAATCCTGCTTTAAATTCTTTTACAAATTGCTCATATCTTGGATCTTTTGTCTTAGGCATAACTATATATTTTTAAATTAAATAATCCATTTGTGCTTTACGCAATTTAGAAAGATTTTTCAAAGCATCTTCTCCTTCCGAAATTCTAAACTCTTGCTCTCTACGAAGTTTGTTTTCTTTAAATTTTTCTTTAGCTTCATTTCTTTCATTGCGACCTCTTTGGTTTGCATCAGCAAATCCATCATAAATTCCATATCCTAAACCAACAGCTCCACCAATAGCTGCACCCCAAGGACCGCCAATAGCCATTCCTGCTTTAGTTCCTTTCATGGTCATATCTATACCATTCATAACTGATTCACCATCATTATTTGAAGTAGTTTTAGCCATTGTTAAAGCTTTCATTCCTGCAGCTACAGAAGAACTTGCAATATCCATTCCTCCTGATGCCGATGCTAATGCATCTGTACTTCCTTCTGCCCCTCCTGATTTTAAACCACCAAGTAAAGAATCTAATCCACCTAAAGATTCAGCTCCAGCTTCTCCACTAATAGATTCAGAACCACCCGATTTAAATCCACTAACTAAAGATTCTACACCTTTTGATTCAGATTTAAAATCTGTATTTTGTGGTTGAAATGATTCATATATAGAACCTACATTATCTTTATTTGCAAAACTAGATAAATCAAATTTTCCCAATGTAGTATCAGGATTTTTATTCTCTCTACCTGTAACATCATAGTTACCCATTTTCATTCCTGGCATTTCACTAAATGACTTTTGCAAATCATCTAATCCGAACTTCATTTGTTGAAGTTCGTCTTGTCTTTTTTTAAATTCATCGTCTCCAAATCCGTACATAACTGTCTAATTTTAAATGTAACTTTCTCTTACAAAGTTAATAAAACTAAAGATATCAATTTTTTGATTATTAATACTTTCAATTTCAACTTCTAAATACATCCATTTTCCTCGCAAATCTTCCCAGTCAGTTCTATTTTTTAAAGGAACAGAATGATATTCTTCTCTGATTTTATATCTATGGTGCGTTCCTTGAACTACTCTAACTTGATTAGTTGAGGTTTTTGATGTAATGCTTTTTACATTGTAAGGAATATTAATATTTCCTCCCCAATGTTTGAATATCTTAATCTTACCGCTTTCTTGGTTTACTATAACACCAAGCTTTATTGTTTTTTGTTCTTCAAAGAAGTTCAAATAATCTCCCTTATTTAATTGAAATAATTTAGAACTATCTGGTCTAGTAGTATCTTCAAAATCTACTTCGGTAGTTTTTGGTGCATACACTTCACTATTCCACATAATATATAAATCATTATCATATTCAACCCAACCGTTAAAACATTGGAAAACTTCATTAAAAGAAAGAATAATATTTGTTCCATTTTTAGTTCTTAATCTGATATTAGATTCTTTGAATTCATCATCAAAATAACCTTCGGTATCAATAACCGGATTATCAATAAACTTTTCTATAATTGATAAATGAAGTTGATTGTCTATTAATAATGGCTTATCTATTCTAACGAATTCATTTCTTTTTTCATCAAAAAATGAAAATCCTTTTATTTGACCTGAACTAATAATTTCTGCTAATGCGCGTCTAATAGAGGTTCCAAAATCAGAAACTACTTGATGGCTTGCAATAACATTTCCACTACCTTCTTTAATTGATAACTCGCCATTATTACTTGGTATCATTGTTCTTTCATCAATTAATAATTTTGATGTTTGTTGTTCTTGAATAGCGTAAACCTCATCTAAGAATTTACCAAGATTAAAAACAGTTCCTTTATCCTTATCAATTTCATAAAAATTATTTGGTTCAAAAACGGACCAATCATCATAGTAATTTCCATTTAGTTTAGGATTAGATGCTGCAATAACATTGTTTTGGTTTGGATCATCTTTAAATCTAAATGGTCTTGATATACTAGATTTCAAAGAAGTTTCTTGTAAATAACATTCATTGATTTGTTCTCCAACACCATCAAAATCCCATGAGTTTTGTTTTCTCCAAAAAACATCTTTATATGTCAATTTAGGTTCAACCATAGTTTCTAACACAACAGCGTAACTCCAAGCGCCAGTTTTGGTATATTCTTCTTCTTCATTTTTATTACCACAACCACCCGAGTTATTCATGTCTTTTTGACCTCTTTCTAAAGTAGAACAATAATTTTTGTTTCTAATAAATAATGTCAAATATGTATCTCCTTCAACTTTGAATATTTGAGAACCATTGGTT